AGTTTCGGTTCGTCGTCGTAAAGCTCCACGGGTTCCTGATAAGTCACGTTCTGGATGTAGGGTCCACCTGTGCCGATGACGCGGCTTTGAAACGTCAGAATCTTCGCCATCACGAGCTTGGTGAGGGATTTCATCGTTGTGTAACTCGTCTGCACCACGTGGATTTCGCACGAGACTCTCTTTGATGCGTCATAGCCCTCCAGGGACTTTTCCTGCAGACCCTCCGTTGAGACGTAAGCCACATAGGGAGCCGCGAGGAGAGATTGATTTTGACTCCGTGCGAGTAAGGGAAAAACTTTAGAGGCGAGTCCAGATACTGAACTCACCTCTGATCGAAGTGCTTCTTCAAATGTCATGGACTCACCTCAGTGCCTTATCAATGGATTTCAACATCGAGTCAATAATCGTTTTCTCGATTTTCGATTGATTCTGTTGCAAAGAATCCCGCATAAAATAAGCCCCTGGCATGTAGTCGCCATCGCGTGTGATGTAGCCGTATTCCTGTGCCGCGGGGTAGTAGCTCCGTTTGCCGTCTTTGGAGATTTTTACAAAGATGTCGTTCATGCTGGAGTCCATCGTGACCTGAAAGACCGCTTTGCCTCGTCGGCTTCTCTCTTTTTTGAGGATGATGCCTTTCTTCAGATCTCCTGTGTCCTCTGGGGCTTTCGTTTTCGCTGAGCGATAGGCGATGGTCATCCCTTTTCGTGCGGCAGGAGTCACACCAGGAGCCTTGCCCAGCTCTTTGATGGCTCTTTGAAGCTCTTTGAGTCCTCTAATCTCCATCTCATCACCCCATTGGATGCCGCGAGCATATTAGCTCAACGATTTCATCATTTTTGGAGTAGGTGCGGACAATGTAATACAGTTGCGAGTTGTACTCAAGTCTAGTTTCGTCAGCGTAGTCAATGGAGCGGACCACAAACATGACCTCAGGACGAATCCCTTGGGCATGAGCTTGGTAAAACTCACTTTGGCGAATGGATTTTTTGTTCGCGAACACAGTTCTCTTAGCAGGAGTGCCATCCACGTATTCCCCGAACGAGTTCTGTGTCTGGACAGTGGTGATCAGGTCTACAACGTCTCGCCACAGCATCAGCTCACCACCATCGCCACGTTGACGGTTGCATCCACAGACACATCAACCTCACCGTTGACCGTGGTGTAGTTTTCTTTGGTGACGACATACTTCTGATTCTGATTAGGTTGCACCCCGAGGAACACCGCTTGACCACTAGCGTTGGTGATTTTCTTTTGCCCCTGAAACTCCACTGTCGCATCCGCGAGCGCGCCCGATGACGTCACTGAAAAGGTGATGGTGTACCCGTTGTATTTTCTGACTAGAGCGAGAGCCGACTTCTGTGAGGCGTAGGATGCCATCAGTTTCTCGGAGTCAGGGTTGTCCCAGCCAAATTGAGCTTTGACGTACGTAATAATGGCGTTCCTCACAAGTGGGTCAGTGTCCACGACCTTTTCGGGTACGATGGAAAATATTTTCAAGTCCTCTTGGGCAGCTGAGATGAGATCGTTAATCTCCGTGTCAAAGGCCGAGGAGGAGATTCTTAAGACTTTTTTGACATCGTCGATAAAAGCCATCTAAACCACCAGGTAGACGTCTACCTTCGACCCATTTAAAGCTGTGTTAAGGTCAAACGTGTTGCTCTCGAGTACGGTTGCCGATGTTGCCACTGTTGGCAGAGTCCCCTCGCGAGCGTTGTTGTGATAAGCCAACAAAACACTGTTGTGAGCGAGTTTATAAGGGATTCCAAGGACTTCGCCGAAGCCTATCGCTGTCGTCGCTCCTGTGCCGTCATGGGCTGGGATAGTCACTTTAGTCACGGTGCGGAATGCTTTGGTTCCTGCGACAGTCCCCGCGGTGTCCACAGTGAACGCTGGCAAGGTTTCAGTGATAGTTTCGTTGTCCATGTTCGTACCCTCGATGATGACCTGAATAGCTTTGATGTCAGCAGCTGTGCCGCCTGCTGTGGCGGTGATGTTGCGAGCGTAGGCAGGGTTTGTGATGCCTGTGGTGATGACTTGCGTCAAAGCTGTCGATGTGACGGCCGCAAGGACTGCCGTGGTGTTGGCGACAACTGCCGCCGCCGCAGGGACTTCGATGTGAGCGATGTAGCCGCGATCAACGTCAGAGAGACCGTCAGTTTTGAGATTTGTATTTTTCGGATTGATGCCGATTCTGACCATATGCCACCTCCATAAAAATAGGGAGCCGAAGCTCCCCTGAATTAAGCTCGTTTTACTCTTAAGAAGCCGTTTTTCGCCGTCACGTTGCCGCCTGCGAAGATGGACCCGCGGTGAGCGATGTTGCCATTTTTGAATTGATAGTCCATGGAGCGCTCGACTGTGATAGGCGAGAAAACTGTCATGGTGTAGTTGGAAAGCGAACCGTAAGCCATGAGATATTGACCAGTTGTTGCGGTCGCAGTCGCCTTGCACTCACTGTTGATGATGTAAGGTACCCCGTCGATCGTGCCAGTGTTTCCGTTGTTGGTGACGTTGTAGATTTTCTCGCCGTCGTTTGTGCGGAGAGTCGCAAACTTTTTGAGATCGAGCTTGTTGAGGATAAGCACCGCAGTCCCCTCGACATCCTCAGTGCCACCGTAGGAGTAGATGATCTCATCAAGAGTCGTCTCGTCGATGTCAGTGACGGAGATGTCAGTTGCCGCGTCGATTGCTGTGGCGTTGGCCGAGAAAATCCCTGTGAATGTGTTAGTTGTTCCCGCGCCGATCAAGATCTGGCGAGTGATTCTCTTTCTAAGGGCGATTGTGATGCCATTTACGACTTCCGCGTCGTAGTTGGCTAGAGGTAACTTGATGACTTCCTCAGTGTCCTCTGCGTAGGCGGTGATTTTGGCTTTATTAATCGTCGCATAATTGAACGTAGGCTCAGCAGTCGTGTAGTTGGCTTCCTCAGCTGTGTAGCCGCCTTCGCCATAGCCTGTGATGTACGGCTGGCGGAAAGTTTCGCCACCAAGTAACACTCTCACGCCTACACGGTCAAGCAAAGTCGAAACTTCGTTGAAAGTAGGCTTCAGGTCTGGTGCGTCGTAGCGTGGCAGAATCACGTTGTTCGAGAGAGTCACCGAACGCTTTTCGATTAGCTCGCGTCCGCGTTGCTCAGAAGCTTTGCGAATTTCCATGTCTTTGTCCATAATGTCATCTCCTGGTTTGTCAATTTTGCGTGTTTCCACTTCTCCCGAAGCCACCGCGCTAATCAAAGCCGCACGCTTCTGGATTTTCTCCTCTTGAGCTTCAAGGTCGCGAAGCTCCACTTCAAGTGCAGTCAAATCCGCGTCGTCTTGCTCTAAAAGTGAGCGGATTTCTAGTTTTCTCGATTTGATTTGCTCGATCGTCATGTCGTACCTCCTAGAAATAAGTTTTCAAAAGCAACTTCCGTCGCAATTGGGCATCCTCCGATGCTTTGCGTTCCTTTTCGGCCTCCACCTCAAAGAAACTCCTTGCAGAAATAGAAGTGGTATCGTATGCGGGGGTTTCAACCGCCGCGACATCCCAAAGTTTTTTGATTCCCCTGATTTTGCGGGTGTGGGTTTGCTTGTCGTACCCGTCTTCCGCCACAGTAAAAGCAAAAGACATCTTGTCGATGTCTCCCCTTTTAATAAGTTCATATAAGTCCTTGCCTGCGGTCGTTTTGGCTAGATTCGCTTGGATAAATAACCCTTGGTCATCTGGCACGAGTCTCAAAGTCTTGCTTCTAGTCCTCGCCATGATCATGACGTGATCAGAGTGATTGTATTTAAACGGCACGTCTGTCAGATCAGCGTTGTCCAACGCTCCCCGCTCGATGACCTCCGAATATTGCACCCCGTCAATCTCATAAAGGACGGTGGGAGAGTCGAATTTCAGTGCGTACCCCTCCACAATCATCTGCTCATCCTCGATGTCAAGTGACCTGATCTCCATTGTTAGGCGTCGTTCCTTGTCCATTTGGCTCACCTCCTATAGTGGCTGTGTCTAGGCGTCTCACGGGTTGGTCTCCACCTTCCACGGGCGCCCAATTAAAGATTTCTCGCCATTCATTCGGTGTCATGGCTCCCCTGTCCACCATGGCTAAGAATTGAAGTTTGGTTTGGTTGCTTGCGTACTGTAATCTGTTGCCCTCGAAGATGATTTCGTTCCCGAAACCTTGTTCACGATTTGAGAAAAGTTGATTGGTGAAGGCTAAGCTCATCTGGATGGCTAAAGGCTCGATGACAGACTCATAAAAAGAGCCAAATTCCTCCTCCGAGAAATTTGACTTGACGATTTTTTCGTTTACTCCAAAGAATCGGTAGACTTTTGAGTCAATAAGCTCCATTTGCTTCGCGTCCACCATTTTCGGTTCGTTTTTGAGTTCCACATAGTCAGCCTTGTTGTCAATCGCCGCGATCCCGCCTTGATTGGTGACTGTTAGATAGTCCTCGACGAACTTATCCTTGGCCGCTTTCATATCTTCAGCCTTCAGGATGTTCGTGTATTTCAGTAAGCCCCTTAGAAACGCACTCTGCTTGACCGCGTTGATGATGCCCTCATTCGACGTCTGGATGAGTTCCAGCGTCGGAGTGATGGCCTTGTCGTTGGATGAGCCGAAAAGGTCATTGTCAAAGTAGAATCGCCTCAGATGGATGAGTTCCGTATAGGGTAGAACATACGTTTGACCCGAGTTAAATTGAAACTTGGCGATAATCTCGGGTTTGCCCGTCCTTGGCTCCAGGAACTCCACTTGTGAGTAGTC